CCTTCGACGTCGGCCTCCCACACGAGGTCGCCCGCCGCGACGCTCGTGGAAGTCCCACCGAACTGATCCAGGAAGGCGACGGAGGGGGTCGGAACGACGCCGACGTGCAGATGCAGCCGACGTCCCCCATAGCCGTCGAAGGCGCGCGTCTCCGGCCCGGTCGCGTTGAAGTCGTGGCCGACCTCGCGGTCGATCTCGTTCTCGGCAACGAGGAGCAGGGCGTCGATCCGGGCGAGCTTGTCGGCCGAGGTGGGCGGCGTGTCGAACGTCGCGAGCACCTCGGCCCGAGTGGCGTAGGCCACGTACTACGCCTGCTTGGTCCGCTTGGACCGCGCCCTGGGGGCCGCGTCGACATCAGGTGCTCCGGTGTCTGCGTCGGCCTGAGCCTCCGCTTCGACCGGCTCGCCGACGACGGCCTTCTCCCATGCGGCTCGATCCGCCGCCGCCTGCTTCTGGGCCGCGGCGTACGCGGCCTTGTCGGCAGGGCTGAGCTTGAGAACGACGCCCGGGCGGACTTCCACCCGCTCGAGCCGCACCGGCTGCTCGCCGGTGTCTTCACGGACGGCAGGCATGGCGCGTATCAGCGTCACGTCTGCGAGCCCGTGACCGTCCAGGTCGGAACGGTCGCAGTGCCCGTGTTGATGTACTCCTTACCGTTGGTCGTGTCGACGAGCACGGCACCAACGGGCGCGCCGCGATGCGTCGCGCTGACGCCCGGCGTGGTCTCCGCGACGGCCACTGTGGGCGCGGTGCCCGTGAGGTCGTTGGAGAACACGGCGATCAGGGGGACCGCCTTCTTCGCGAGCGCAGACACGAAGGTCACGGTCGCGGTCCCGATTCCGGCGGTCATCGTGCCGACCGCGGTGGTGACGTTGCCGGTGCCGATCGTCGAAAGCGCTTCGAGGGCGGCGTTGATGTTGGCGATGAGCGTCGCATTCGTCGCGCTCCACGCGATCGGGGCCGTGACCTGGCCCTTGTACGCGAGCCGGAACGTGCCGCCCGTCGGCGTGCCGCCGATGGTGATCGTCTGGACCTCGTCGGTCCCCGCGACGGGTGCGCCGGCCACGGTGCGACCCTCGCGGGCTGCACCGGCACCGGGGTTGAGGTAGGCCATGAGTCAGGTGCCTCCGTGCAGGGAGCGGCACCCCGGCCGCATGGATGACGACCGGGGCGCCGCAGGGGTTACAACGTGAGGTCGAGCTCGACGAGGGCGTTGGGCTGGACACACCCGAACGCGGCACGCATCTCCGCGAGGATCGCGACCATGTTCCGGATGAAGAAGTCCGAGTGGCTGTCGGACACCTGGATCGACGCCTGCTCGCGGTCCCACAGGACGCACTTGCGGAAGTCGCCGACGTAGCCCAGGCCCGCGGTCACCGCCTCGGACTCCACGACCGGGAGGCCCCACAGCCGCGGGGTGCCGAGCTGCAGTGGGCCGCCGAAGTAGTAGCGGGCCTCGTTGTCCTGAAGGAGGTCGAGCGTCTCCCAGTCCAACGGGTTGAAGAGGTACGCGGTGGGAACTGCGCGTCCGACCGTGCGCACCTTCGTGCGGCCCTTGCGAGTCGTGGTCAGGATGTTCGTGTCCCACGCCTGCGCCTGGACACCCGAGATGTTGTTGATCCCGGTGAAGTTCTCGCCAATGCCGTCGCCGTTGACCATCTGGTCCTCGAGCTCCTCCTCCAGCCCGTAGCGGAGGAACGAGTCGATCAGGGTCCGCAGCTGGCCGGCGTCCGAGAGGGCGCGCTTCGTGGCCGGGATCCAGTGCGCGATCGTCTTGACTGTTTCGGTGATCTTCGCGAGCGCGACGGTCGACTCGGGCTTCGTACCCGACGAGCCGGAGGTGTCGGTGGCCTCGGCAGTCGGTGCGGCGGCGTTCGTCTGCGACGTCAGCCGGACGTACTCGACGGTGTCCGAGCCCGTGGTGCCGTTGGTGACGATGTCTCGAATCGTCAGCGGCCGCTGGAGGCCCTGCGGGTAGAGCCCCGGGTAGACGTCGTTGACGACGAACGCACCGGCCGACGTGTCCGAGGCGCCCGTGATGAGCGCGCCCAAGGGCCGCAGGAGGTGGTCAAACTGGATGGCCGGGCTCGCCCCGAACTTCTGCTTCTCGGAGAAGCCGTTGGGCGCCACAGCCTTCATGAACGCGCGCCACTCGCCGGACTCAACGAACCGCTGGCCGAGCGAGCGGGGATCGATCCGCGGGGGCTGGCCGGCCTGCTCTTGCGGCGTGGGGAGGCCGTCGCCCGATGCCTCAACGGCGGCGGGCTCCGTCCGGACGCGCTGGTTGGCGCGCTGGAACCGCTCGATGTCAGGGCCGAGAGCGGTCAGGCGGTCGTTGATCTCGTCGAGCCGGGAGCGGAACGGGTCGAGGTTGCCCTTCTCCGCGTCGGCGAGCAGCTTCTTCTCTTCCTCGATCAGCTCGCGCTGCTCTTCCTTGAGCGTGGCGAGCACGGTGGGCCCGGCAGCGGCGAGGAACAGGCCCTCGTCCTCGATGACGCCGAATGCCCGCAGGAGCAGCATGACGCCGATAGCCGCGAGGATGACGGCCAGGCGAGGGGACAGGCGGAACCCAGCGAAGGAGGGGAGCCCGTACACGCCGTGGGCGAAGACGCGCCCCGCGTACCGCTGGAAGGGAATGGTGTGCATCGTGTCTCCGGTTGGTCCGGCACCGGAAACACGAACGGCGCGTCACCGGCGCCGCGATGAGGGAAGTCATCACGGACGACAGTGCGCGCCGCCTTCGGGTGGTCGCTACCTGTGTCACCCCTCGACCTCGGGACTCGACGGAGCCTCCGGCCTTCGGGACCGCTATATGCAGTTCGCGGGCATTCTCAGCCGCGGGAATCAGCTTGTCAAGACGCGCGAATGCTGCCGCGCCCGCAGCTTGCGGACCTCCAGCTCGTGCGAGGTCGGGACCGGCTCGGGATCCTTCGGCGGCTCGGGGATGGGTTCGGGATCGGGCTCGATCACGGCCTGCGGGCCGACGAGCGAAGTCTCGGAGCGAGGTCCGATCTTCCCCTGCGCCGCCCGGACGATGGTGGCGTCGAGGGTGTCGATGCGGTCGACCATGCCCTCGGCCAGCGCGGCCGAGGCGGTCAGGACGGAGCCCTCGCCGTAGCCGCCCTTCACCTTGCCGACCGGGACCTTGCGGCCCTTCGCGACGTCGCCGACGAACATCGAGTAGGCGTCGTCGACCCACGCCTGAAGATGCTCCCTGCCCTCGTCTGTGAGCGCCGCGTACGGCAGCGTCTCGGTCTTGAACTTCCCGGCGGAAACGACAGTGGGCTCGATCCCGAGCTTCGCGAACGCACCGGCCTCGTTGAAGTGCGTCATGTAGACGCCGATGCTGCCCACGACCGACGAGGGCGTGGCCACGAGCTCGTCGGCCTGGGAGGCGATCCAGTACGCGGCGGATGCTGCCATGTGATCCGCGACCGCCACGATGGGCTTCTTCGTCCGAGCGGCCCGGAGCTCGGCCGCGAGCTCGGTTATCCCCTCGACCATGCCACCCGGCGAGTCGATGTCGAGGACGATGCTGCCGATCTCTGGATCCGCGACCGCCTCCCGGATGGCCGCCGTGATCGCAGTCACGCTCGTCGCGCCGGACATCTCGGCCATCAGGTCGGCCTTCGGGATGATGACGCCCTGGATCGGGATGACGGCGACCGCGCCCTGCGTCCCGCGCTTCTGCCGCTGCGGAGCGGCAGCGAGCCGCTCGCGGATGTCGTCATCTGACAGCGGCGTGCCCGCGGCGCGGAGGCGGACGACCTCGACGATCGTGGCGAACGCCTGGGGGAGGATCGCCCATGGCCGCTCGAACACGAGCCGGGCGACGTGGGAGTAGCTCTTCATGGGTCCGGCTCCTATGCAGCGATCCCGAGGAGGTCGTGGTCGGTCAGTTCGAGGATGAGTGCGTCGTCGTTCACGGCGCCCCGGCCGCCGTGCCGCTCGCATTGGCCGAGGGATCGCTCGTGAACGCGTTGAACGTGAGCAGGGGCCATCAGACGGGCTCCTCGATGACTTCAGTGATGCGGCCCTGCGCGTCTCGCTGGACGATCTTCTTCGTCCGTCCCGGCTCCGCTGCCGCCGGCTGCGTGATGGCGACGCGCACCGCACCCTCGTCGATGGTCACCGGGCTCTCGACCTGGACGGCTCCCTCGGCGATGCTGACGGGCGAGTGCACCTGGAACGCGCCCTCGTGGAAGTTGATGATCGGAGCCGGGCTGCCCTGCGCGACGGGCTGCTCGTGGATCTCGACCCGGATGGGCTGTGCTGTCGGCGACGGCTCGGACAGGGAACCCATTCGCTCGAGGCCGAGGTCGGTGAGTGCGGCGGTGGCCTCCGTCTCGTCGATCGGTACCGCCTCGAGGACCGCTGCCTGGCGCTCTGCGCAGTACCGCTCAGCCTCGACGTCGCTCAGGCGCAGAACCGACGCCACGAAGCGCGCGTGGTCTGCGTAGAAGTCGCGCAGCCCTTCGCGCCACTCCTCGCCCGTGCCGCCCGTCTTCGCCTCGAGCTTCGCGACCGCGGAGGCCTCCTTGCGCACGATGCGCGCCGCCGCGTCACGCACCATGGTGCGGAGTTGGGCGGCCACCTGCCCTGACGTCGGCCCCGCGAACGAGAGTGCCTTGCCGTCGGCGGACGTCATGTTCAGCGGCACGAGGTAGTCGTCACCCTCCGGACCGATCGGGTTCAGGTTCTCCTTGGCCCGGATGTCGTTCACCGACAGCCATCCCCACTGGCGCCCGATGGCGTACGCCTGGTATCGCGCGGTGATGTCGCCCCTGAGCAGGCCCTCCAGGTTGTGCTCCGCGAAGAAGCGGGCCACGGCCACGATGAGGTCGCGACGGATGGACGCTTCCCAGCGGTCGCACCACGGCCGGACCGTGTCCGTGGCGTGCTCAATCGACTGCTGCTCGATGTTGCTGAACGTCGCGCGGGTGAGCTCCTGGATCTTGTGCAGCGACACCCGGAAGAACCGAGCCACCTCGGGCACCGTGAGCTGCATGACCTCGACGAACTGGGCGTCCTCGTTGGAGATGCTGAGCTGCTGCCACGTCATGCCTTCCTCGAGGAGGAGCGGCCGGCCCTCGTTCTCGCCGCCCGACGCGAATTCGTTGAGAGCAACGCGCAGGTTGCCGCGAGCCTTGTCCGTCAGGGTCTTCGGGTGGGTGAGCGCGCCCGTGGGCCGTGCGCCGCGGCTGAACGCGCGGTCGCCGTGCTGGCGCATCGCAAGGGCGAGGGCGAAGGTGTCCCGCGCGTAGTCGAGCACGCTTCGCCCGAAGGGCCCGCGGACGATCAGCAGGTCCTCGGGGAGCAGCGTGCGCTCCTTCCAGCCCTGGAGCGGGTCGCGATACCGGTAGCGCACGGCTCCGGATTCCGTGATCTCCGAACGAACGAGGTCCGGGTGCAGCGGCTTCAGCTGCTCGAGGAACCCGTCGCTGCGGAACACCTTCTCGGCGATGCCCCGGCCCCGGAGGATCGCGAACGCAGTCAGCATCTCGCGGAACTCGATCGCCGTCTGGTAGCGGTTCGGCTGATCGTGCAGCAGCTCGTACAGCGGGTGGTTCGTGACCTGCCGCTTGCCGCCGTCGGCGAGCCGTTCGAACACCTGGAGCGGGACGGTGGAGACGTCCTCCGAGATGACCCGTACGCAGGCGTACACCGCGGCGATGGTCATGGCCGAGTCGTACGTCACCGCTGGCGTGGCGGTGCCCGAACGGCGCGCGATGATCTCGTCGTACGTCGCCGGCGTGAAGGGGACAACCGTCGTGGCCGCCGTCGGCCGAGCGAGGAGCTTCACGCCGCACCCCCGGCGCGGACGGCCTGGACGACCGCGACGAGTGCGAGGATCGCCCCAGGCACGATCAGTGCGAGCGGGAGCCACACGAGCGCGAAGCCGACCGCGAGGAGCGCGAGCGCGACCCGCAGCGTCTTCTCCACGTCCTCGTGTCCGTCCCACCAGGCACGGATCCGGGTGACGGCGGAGGCTTGCCTGACGTCCCCGCTCCCCGAGAGGCGGCGCGGGACCACGAACTCGTCCGTCATGCGTACAAGCTCGTGCGCGCTTCCCACGCCGAGGCCTCGTCCTCGAGGTTCAGTGCGCCGGCGGCGATCGCGTCGTTGCGCGCCTCCCACGACAGGAACGCAGCCATCGCGGCGTCGATCTTGTTGGGCGAGTTCGGGCGGTCCTTCTCAATCGTCCACAGTGGTCCGCCGTCGTCGCGGTATCCGGTCTCCCGCCGGACCGCGTTGCCGACGTGGGCGGAGAACAGGCCGCACCGTTCGTCGGTGATGGCGCAGTGCGACACCTCGCCCGCGCGCTGCGCCTCGGCCCACGAACGGAGACCGTAAGCAGTGGCCTTCGGGCGGCTCGTATGCCACTCGATTATCCGCTCCTTGCCGAACCGGCCCGCCCAAGCCGCGATCGTCCCGTCCCAATAGGGCGGGTCGGCGTAGACACGCCAGACGTCCCACGTCTCGAACGCCGCGACGAGCGCCGCATCCACCTCTGCGGCCGGGACCTCCCACTGCTCGACGACGGGAGGCCGCTGCCAGATCCCGAGCGGCCACTGGTAGCCGGTCGCGATCTCGGTAGCGATGAGTGCCGTCGCATCCCACAGACGGGAGCCGTCAAAGCCGACAGTGATGAGTGCCCGCTCGGGGACCGTCTTCGCCCGCTGCACCGCGAGGTCCTTCCAGCGCTCGGCATCGAAGGCGCGCGCCGCACCCTGGACGAGGCGGTTCAGCCACACCCGCTCGAGGTAGGTGCGGTCGGCCGGCGACGCACCCTTCCACTGGTCCACGATGCCGTCGATGTCCGACCATTCGGCGGCTACGGGGCCCGTGGCCTCGAGCACCGCCGTCTTCAGGCTCGCGTCGGTGTCCAGTTTGTGCCCATCCGCTGCCTGACGATGGAAGAAGAACAGCCGCTCGTCGCTGTCCGCGCCCGACTTCACCCGCCGCGCGTGGTCCATCGCCTGCTCGGCGACGCTGTTCTCCCCGGGCGTGAAGGCCGTCGTCGTCTCTAGCGCCCATGCATCGGCGACTCGCCGCTTGGGGAGGTTCGCGAGCATCGTCCGGTGGGTCGAGCGCAGCCGTTCGGACGTGAAGCGATGCGTCTCGTCGAAGTGCTGGAACGTGGTCCGTGCGCCGTCGCGGGCGTTGGGACTCCCGGCGAGCGCGACCGCCTTGCCATCGCCGCCCTTGCGCATGATCCGCTCGAGGCCGATGTCGTACGCGTCCGCCATCGGCCCTTCGGACAGCATCACGTACAGCGCGTGGTACGCCAGCTCCTCGGTCTGCTCTTCGGTGTACGCGACCATCGGGATGTACGGGTCGCGTACCGGGCCACCGATCGGCGTCCACGCCTTGCCGTCCCGCCGCCAGTCGATGGTCCGCACCGGGCCTTCGGGATCAAGCTCCACGGCTGCGATCCATGCCGCGAGCTCGGTCTTCGCGAGGCCCTTGCGTAGCGACAGCGCGCAGCGACGGAACCGCCGGCGGCCGGCAAGCGCGTGATCGTGGGGGTAGACCTCGTACATGCGGTAGATGAACGCAGCCTTCTCGTCGTCGACCACCGCGGGATCGCCGCGCTTGTCGCCGGGTCCGAAGACGAGCGTCTGTTCGATACGCGCAACCACCTGCGGCCCGAGCGTGGGCCACGGGCGACGATCGACGGGCACCTGAAGCGTCGTCACGCGAGGGCCCGCAACCGCGGATCGCGCTCTCGCGACGGGGCAGAAGGCGGGCTGGGAGCGCGGGTGGACTCAACGCGCTTCACCTCCCACTGCAATCCGCGGCGGGACATCGGGGACAGACCGAACTCACGCGACGCCAAGCGCACTTCGGCGTGAACCTTCGGGCGGTTGGCCGCATCGGCCTTCCAGAAGTCGTCCACGAGCTGGGCGAGTTCGACGAGTCCTGGGACATCGGCGTCTACCCACTCAGCGGCGATTGGTGAGCCCCAGATGATTT